ACTGGCAACTTACAAGGATTAATGCCATGAGCCGTATCGCTCTGAGTTCTGTTGAGCGGGCGCAGCGGGAAGTTTTGCCGCTCGATCTCGCGCTTTACCATGCCGCCCGGGACTACCCGGGCGGCGCCGCAGCCATCGCCGCCACAACCGGCCGGAATGCGACCACGCTGCAGCACAAGCTTTCCCCAACCCACCCAAGCCACACGGTGAACATTCAAGAGTTTGGCGAGATTCTGGAGCTGACCAAGGATCGCCGCATTCTGGATGCGGTGCATGCGCTGGTCGGTGACACGACTTGGCAGGAGCTGGTCGAGGCGTACACCAATGACATGCCTGAGACGTTGACCACGGGGATTGCCGAGTACTTTCGGCAGGTGGCGGATCTGGCGGATACCTGGGCCAAGAGCATTGGCGATGGGGTGGTTTCCGATGAGGAGCTGGCCGCAATTCGCCTGCAGGTGTTTCGGGGGATTCAAGGTTTGCTGGGGATGTTCAACCGCGCTTCCTACGTCAATCAGACGACGCGGGGTGTTGATCGTGGCTGACATCGCAGATTTCGCTAATGACCTGGTGCAGGAGCGTCTTGATCAGGCGTTGGCTGCACGTTCCGCCGCTAAGTCTGCCATAGCGGCCTTTTCGTTCCTGTTTTGTGATAACTGCGAGGAGCCAATCCCGGAAGCGCGCCGGTTGGCGCTTCCCGGCTGCGTTCAGTGCGTACGCTGCCAGTCCATCGACGAAGCGCGAGAGGCTCGCCATGCTCGATGAAGTGTTGGGGCAATTCGCAGATTACGGCCTTGAGCCTGTGCAGCCGCTGGTGTTCGGCAAGCTGACCCGGTGCAAGACCTCGCAGGACAAGGGTAAGGAAAAGAACGGTTGGTACGTCGTTCACGAACAACGCACGGAGAAGGGCGAGACGCTGATCTTCGGCGCGTTCGGTGATTGGCGTTCGGGTGAGTCGCAGAAGGTCAAGGTCAGGGCTGGGCGGATGTCGCCGGAGGAGCGCGAGGTTATGCGTGCTCGTCAGGAGGAGGCCAAGCGCCGTGCTGCAGAGATCGCGGCCAATGCTGCACGTCGTGCTGCGAAGCGGGCGGCGGGTATGTTCAAGCATATGCCCGAGAAGGGTCGTAGCGACTATCTGGATCGCAAGCAGATCGTCGGTATCGGCGTTCGGTATGCCCCCCGTACCGGTGCGTTTCTGGTGCCGATGTGTAACGTCCGGGACGAGATCGTTGGCCTGCAGGTCGTGTTTCCAACCAAGCAGGAGGACACCGGCCGGGACAAGTCCTATTGGCCTTACGGGATGTCGAAGGAGGGCGCCTTTCACTTGATCGGGCCGCATCCGGATCCGGGTGAGCCGGTACTGGTGTGTGAGGGGTACGCCACTGGCGCGAGCTTGCACATGGCGACTTCACTGACGGTGGCCATTGCATTCGATGCCGGCAACTTGTTGATGGTGTGCAAGGCGATGCGCGAACGTTTCGCAGGTTGCCCGCTGATTGTGTGCCGCGACGATGACTGGAAGACCACGAAGCCGAACGGGGATGCTTGGAACCCCGGTGAGGAGAAGGCCAACAACGCGGCGCTGATCGTCGGTGGCCAGGTGGTTGCCCCCATCTTTTCCCGTGAACGGGAGGTCAAGTGGACCGACTTCAATGACCTGCATGTAGCGGAAGGTTTGGAGGCGGTGCGCCGTCAGGTGTTGGCGGTGGTCAAGCCGCCGGCCGCAGGTGGCTGGAAGGATATGCTGGCTCGAAGCGAAAGCGGTGCTTTGATCGCACACATGCAGAACGTCGAGCTGATTCTGGCCAATGACGAACGCTGGGCCGGAGTGGTCAGTTATAGCGCTTTCAGTTCGAAGATCGTGAAGTTGCGTGCGGCGCCTTATGGCGGCGGCACCGGCGATTGGGCGGACATCGATGATGTGCGGGTGATGAAGTGGCTCGCGCAGCAGTACAACTTGCGAGTGAAGGCGTCTCATGTGATCGAAGCGGTGAGCGTTGTTGCGCATGACCATGCGTTTCATCCTGTGCGGCAGTACTTGCGGAGGCTGGAATGGGATCGGGTGCCGCGTCTGGAAAGCTGGCTTACGGATGTCATGGGCGTTAAGGCCACTGACTACTCCTCGAAGGTCGGGAAGCGTTGGATGTTGTCAGCTGTGGCGCGTGTCATGAAGCCTGGCTGCAAGGCTGACTCGGTGATGATTCTCGAGGGCGCGCAGGGCGCGGGTAAGTCAACGGCGATGAGCATTCTCGGCGGCGAGTGGTTCATGGATACGCCTTTCGCGCTTGGCGACAAGGATGGCTTTCAGGCGATCCGGGGTAAGTGGATCGTCGAGCTGGGAGAGCTGGATAGCTTCAACAAGGCTGAGAGCACCAAGGCCAAGCAGTTCTTTTCGGCGTCGACCGACACCTATCGCGAGAGCTACGGCCGCAGAACGATGGACGTGCCACGCCAGTGTGTGTTCGTGGGTACGACCAACCAAGACGAGTATCTGAAGGATGCTACGGGCAATCGGCGCTATTGGCCGGTGGCTTGTACCAAGGTGGATCTGGAGTTGTTGCGCTCGATGCGCGATCAGCTGTGGGCCGAGGCGGTGTTCTGTTACGACGCGGGCGATCTCTGGTGGGTGACGTTGGACGAGGCAGCTATGTTCGGCGAGGAGCAGGACGAGCGCTTTGTGGTGGATGAGTGGGAAGGGCCGATTCTGACCTGGCTCGAGGAGTCGCAGATCGGCGAGACCACCACCGGCAGTGATGTTCTGACCAGCGCGTTGAAATTGGATTTTGGGCATTGGGGCAAGCCGGAGCAGATGCGGGTCGGGGCGATCATGCATCGGTTGGGTTGGCGGCGTGTGCGGTTGCCGGCGTTGGCTAAGAGTGGGCAGCGGCCGTGGGCTTATAAGAAGCCGACAGGGTGGGGCGGTGCTTCGGCGTTGCAGCGGGAAGTGTTCGAGGAGCCTTGCTTTGATTAAGGAGATCGATTCGCTGCTCAGGTTGTGGGGGCAGGAGCTGCACTCCGACCTTTCGAAGGGAGGGCTGGCTGGAGGCAACATGGTCGCGATGATGATGGAGACTAATGGCCAACTGATCCGTGGCCGGCGAGCATTCCGTGCGCCGCTGGAGAGTTCTCTCGACATTGAACTGATCGTGAACAAGCACCTCGCGGCAGAACTTGCCACGGTAGTGCGGGAACACTACTGCACTCTGGATATCGACATGCGCTTGCGATACGCGCACTGCGGTTGTGGGCGTGACACGTACTACCAGCGTCTGCATGACGCGCATCTGCACATTCTTGGCATGCTGATGGGGATGGCTGCGTGACCCCAGGCATGACCGCATCTGTTGTTGTCCCACTTGCCCGTCTTGTCCCGCTGCGCTTTGATGCAGCGGGACAGGTGCGGGCCTTGTCGTTGTTGGGCTGTCCCACCGTCCCGCCTTGTAGTGCCTCCCGCCCGTGTAAGCGTAGCGGGCAGCAGTACGCGCTTATCGCGCGGACGCGTGTTCTTTAAATTTCTTCCTTTACACGAGAAAGTAGAAAGAAAAGTAGGACAGTGGGCCGAAGCCCCGAATTTCGGCGCTCTCAGGTGTCCTACTTCGACTCTGAACAGTGGGACGTTTGGGACACCGCCGAAACAACAGAATGCCGTGGTGGTGTATTCGCCGACATTCGCTAGGCATTCCCCCTGCGTTACCCACTTATTCACCGGGTGGCATTAAAACAGGGTTGCTGCCACCGGAATCGACCTGTAAAAAGTAGTCATCTTCGATAGGTGCGACCGCAGAGAGCGGCAGGCACCACACCACCAAACCCGGCCATTGCGCCGGGTTTTTGCGTTCATGGGGTAGGCGATGACAAACGAGCAGCAAGCACTGGCAGAGATGCCGATCTGGTTAGTGGTCGTCCTGGCCTTGGTCGGTGGTGTATCGGGGGAGATGTGGCGGGCAGATAAGGATGGGGCGCGGGGTTGGGCATTGTTGCGAAGGCTCGCGCTTCGGTCTGGTGCCTGCATTGTCTGCGGGGTGTCGGCGATGATGTTGATGATCGCTGCCGGCATGTCGCTCTGGACGGCGGGCGCCTTGGGTTGCCTGACGGCGATGGCCGGTGCGGATGTTGCCATCGGCTTGTACGAACGCTGGGCTGCCAAGCGGCTTGGTGTGTGCGAAGTCCCGCCGAATGGCGGCGGCCCAGCCTGAAACCACCGGGGACCCTGGGGTTATTCGGAGGGTACGGGGTCGGAAACCCGCGGGAAAGTGTTAGCGGCAGGCCCGCCAGCTTACTGAAATTTCAATCATTGAAATCTTGAAAGGATTCATTGAAAAACGTTGAAAAAGGAGGACTCATGACAGAACCAACCTACCTGTCAAAGAGCGCCTTCGCGGCCCGACTCGGCAGGTCACCGAGTTACATCACCTGGCTGAAAGACAACAACCGGCTGGTGCTTTCACCCAATGGCAAACAGGTTGATGTGCATGCCACTGAAGCGCTGATTCGCGACACCGCTGACCCGAGTAAGGCCGCCGTTGCCGACCGCCACCAACAGGACCGGATTCAGCGCGACGTTTACAGTCAACTCTCCACCTCGGTAGCACCGACTCCCACGGCTGCGCCGCAGCAACTCATTAGCGGTGACAGCCAGCAGCCGGACTTCCAAAAATCCCGCGCCCTGCGCGAGCACAACATGGCCATGCTTGCCGAGATCGAGCGGCTTAAGGCTCAGGGGGCTTTAGTCTCCAAGAAAGCGGTCGAGACTGGCGCCTATGACGCCGGTCGACTGCTGCGCGATCAGTTGTTCGGGCCGCTGCCTCAGTTGTCCCACGACCTTGCCACCATGACCGATCCTTGGCTGATCGAAAAACATCTAGCGGCCACGTTTCGTAAAACGCTGGAAGAGGCCGAGCGCCTCTCTTCAGCAGATCTAGAACATGCCCTGACACCGGACTGAACCCATGCACACGGAATTTTCTGACGGTGCAAAGGTGTACCGTGAGAACTATTTCCGTGGACTGCGCCCTGATCCTGACCTTTGGATTGATGAGTGGGCCGATGAGTACATGCGGATCCCGCGAGACACCGGCGCCCCTGAGCCAGGCCAGTACCGCACGTCACGGACACCCTACGCCCGTGAGCCGATGCGTTGCCTGTCGCCGGCTCACCCCTGCAGGCGCGTGGTCACCATGGTGGCCTCGCAGTTGATGAAAACGCAGATCGCGCTGAACTGGATGGGCGGCCTGATCCACATGGCGCCGTCCAACATACTGGCGCTGCTGCCGAGCCTCGGCTTGTCCAAGCGGGTCTCCGGTCGGATCAGCAAGACCATCAAGGCCACACCGGTCCTGCGCGAACGTGTCGCCGCCACCCGCTCACGGGACGCGCGCAACACGATGGACACCAAGGAGTTTGAAGGCGGCTCGCTCTACGTCACCACCGCCGGCTCCGCAGCCAACCTGTCGGAGCTGTCGGCGCGCTACATCTACGGCGATGAGGTTGATCGTTGGGAGAACGATGTCGGTCAGGAAGGCGATCCCATCGCCCTGGCGGAAACGCGAGCGACCAACTTCGGCCGCAACGCCAAGATCTATTTCTCCAGCTCGCCGACGATCAAGGGCGCTTCGCGGATTGCCGATCTGTTCGAGTCCAGCGACCAGCGACACTACTATGTGCCGTGCCCGACCTGCGGTCATATGCAGGTGCTGGAATGGGAGCGACTGCACTACAGCAAAGACTTCAGCACCGTGCATTACGAGTGTGCTGCGCCTGAATGCGACGTGCTGATCGAGGAACACCACAAGGGCGATATGCTCGCCCGGGGTGAGTGGCGTGCCCACGGTAAAGGCGATGGCAAGACGGTCGGCTTTCATCTCAATGCCTTGTATTCACCGACCGGTTGGATGACTTGGGGCACGCTCGCTGAGGAATTTGAAGAAGCGAAAAAGGCCCAGTCCAAGGGCGACATGGGCCTGATGCAGGTGTTCTACAACACCCGTCTCGCCAAAGTCTGGGACAGTGCGCAGGAGCAAACCAAGGCCGAAGTGCTGATCGCTCGGGCGCGACTCGAAACCTACACCCTCGGCGCGATGCCGGCCGGTGTGCTGATGCTGACCGGGGCCGTCGACGTCCAGGCCAATCGCCTGGAGTTGATGGTGATGGGCTTCGGCGTCGGCATGGAACGCTGGGTTGTGGATCACCAGATCATATGGGGCGATCCGGCCGACGAGCGCACCTGGGCCGTGTTGGACGAGAAACTCAAGTCGCGGTATCGGCATCCCTGCGGTGTCGGCTTGGCGATTCTCGCCACCGGCGTCGACTCCGGCGGTCACCACACTGATGAGGTCTACCAGTTCTGCCGCGTCCGTCGCTGGCGCAACGTCTTCGCCATCAAGGGGGCAAGCAAGCCGGGTAGACCGGTGATCGCTCAGCGCCCGTCCATGGTCGACGTGACCTGGAAAGGCCAGACCGAACGCAACGGCGCCGAGTTGTGGTTCGTCGGTACCGACACCGCCAAAGACTGGATCTACAACCGTTATCCATTCCCGGATGGGCCGGGCACGCTGCACTTTGCCAACGACCTGCCGGACGAGTTCTTTGCCCAGTGCGTTGCTGAACGCAAGGTCGCCCGCTACGTGCGCGGTCACAAGCGTATCGAGTGGGTCAAGGGCAAGGCCGAGCGCAACGAAGCGCTCGACCTGATGGTGTACTGCCTGGCCATGGCGCACTACTTGGGCATCAATCGATACCAGGAACACGATTGGGAACGGGTGCGGCAGTCGTTGTCGCAATCGGGTTTGTTCGACGACGCATTGGGTATCAAGCCCGTCCAGGGCGCGCGCGTCACCACTGCAATACCAACAGAGCCGGTTGCCGCCACTGCGCAACCGAAACCGCCACCTGCTGCTCCGGTCGCGCCATCGCGGCCCGCCGCAACGCCACCTCAACGCCGCAGCTCTGCCAGCGGCTACCTGAAGAGACGCTGATATGTCCTTTACAAAGAAGCACCTCGACGCGGTTGAGGCGGCCATTGCTCGCGGTGAGAAAACTGTGCGCTACACCGACCGCACCGTGGAATACCGCACGGTCGATGAACTGCTCAAGGCGCGCGAAGAAATACGCTCTTCACTGGCCAGCGCCGCCGGGCCGCGCTCGCGTGTGGTCCGGCTCTATCACGCAGGGAAGGGAGTCTGATGGCTCGCCAGTTTCCGACGCTGACCCGTAACGGATTTGTGCTGCCGTCCAACATCAAGGCCAGTTACGAAGGCGCCGGAGAAGGGCGCCGCTCCACTGGCTGGGACGCTCCCGACAATGGGATCAACAGCATCAACACCCCGGCACTGCGCAACCTGCGGTCGCGCTCCCGGGCAGCGGTTCGCAATGACCCGTATGCCTTCAACGTGATCGACAAGCGCGTCAGCAATCTGATCGGCACGGGCATCACCCCTCGGCCGACAACCGACGATGATGCGTTACGCAAGTTGTTGCAGGAGCTGTGGGGGGATTGGGTCGATGAATCGGACGCGGATGAGCGTACCGACTTCTACGGCCAGCAGGCCTTGGTGGCGCGCACGGTAGAAACTTCGGGCGAGTGCTTTGTGCGGCTGCGACCGCGTAGCCTGGACGAGGGCTTGGCGGTTCCACTGCAGCTCCAGATTCTGGCGCCGGAGTTTGTCCCGCATGACAAGTATGAGAGCACCAAAACCGGAAACGTTATCCGCGCCGGGATCGAGTTCAACCCGGGCGGCAAGCGGGTGGCGTATTGGATGTATCTGTCACATCCACGCGACGCGTCGTCGTTGAACGCCGGCTACAACCAGCTGGTGCGGGTGCCGGCTGCCCAGGTGCTGCACATCTTTGAACCGGTCGAGCCGGGTCAGTTGCGTGGAGTGCCGCGATTGTCGCCGGTGCTCAAGCGCCTGCGCAGTCTCGACAACTACGACGACGCGGTGTTGTTTCGCCAGGAGGTAGCGAACCTGTTTGCCGGCTTCATCAGTCGTCCAGCGCCGGACTCGGGGCAGACGCCACGGGATCCGGTCACCGGCCAGCTGTTGGATCTCGACCGTGACGGCTTCACACCGATGGTCGCGCTGGAGCCCGGCACCATGCAGGAGCTGGGACCAGGTGAAGAGGTGGAGTTCTCCAAGCCACCGGACGCGGGCAACAACTACCCGGACTTCATGCGGCAGCAACTGATGGCTGCAGCAGCGGGCTCCGGTACACCTTACGAGATCCTCACCGGCGACATGCGCGGGATCAACGACCGGGCGCTACGTGTGGTGCTCAACGAGTTTCGCCGCCGCCTGGAACAACTGCAATTCGGTGTTTATGTCCACCAGCTCTGCCGCCCAGTGCGGGCGGCCTGGATGGACATGGCCGTGTTGTCCGGTGTCCTGGTGCTGGGCGATTACGCGCAGAAGCGCCGTGACTATTTGCGTACCCGTTGGGTGCCGCAAGGTTGGGCCTACATCCAGCCAGTACAGGACGTTCAGGCGCGTCGGATGGAAGTGCAGGCCGGCTTTGCCTCGCGCAGCGAGATGGTCCTTCGCACCGGCTACGACGCCGAAACGGTCGATCTGGAAAACGCCGCCGATCTGGCGCGGGCCACAGCACTGGGCCTCAACTACAACACCCTTGATGCCGTCGAAACAACCGACGACAAGGAGCAACCATGAGCAAAAAAGCGCGACCGCGCATTTACAATCGCGCGGGTCAGCGCGTGCAGGTTCAGGACAAGACCTGGTACGCGTTGCAGGCCAGCGGCGAGGCCGCCGAGCGAGTGATCGAAGTCTTTGTCTATGGCGAGATCGGCACCTGGGGTATTACCGCCAATCAATTTGTGCAAGACCTGCGCGCCATGGACGACGGCGTCTCGGAGGTGATCGCCGCGTTCAACAGCATCGGCGGTGATCTGTTTGACGGGCTGGCGATGCACAACGCGCTGTCGCGTCTGGGCGAGCGCTGCACCGGCCGGATTGATGCCTTGGCCGCCAGTGCGGCCAGCGTGGCGGTGTGCGGTGCACACCACGTCGTAATCGCGTCGAACGCCATGCTGATGATCCACAACCCTTACACCTACGCCGGTGGGGACGCTGAGGACTTCCGCCGAGTCGCTGATGTGCTGGATCAGACCCTGGAGGCGATTATCGCGGCCTACAAGGCTAAGGCGCCGAACATCGATGACGCCGAGCTGCGTCGCATGGTCAACGCCGAAACCTGGCTGACGGCCAATGAAGCTGTGGCCTTGGGTTTGGCCGATGAAGTCGGCGATGGCATTAAGGTCAAGGCATGCCTCGGCCAAGGCGCTGTGTTGCAGCGTTACCAGCACGCGCCGGCTGAGTTGCTGGCCCAGCTCGACGAGCCACCCGAAGCTGATCCGGATCCGGTCGATCCACCATTGGTGCCGCCGGTTGTCGATTCGGCCAAGCTGGCACTAATGATCACCCAGCGGTGCATGGCGGCGGGCATCAGCAACTTGGTCGAGCCGCTGCTCAGCTCGACCCAGCTCGAAAGCGAAGAAATTGTTCTGGCCGGCCTGGTACGCGCCAAGGCGGTGAACGACCTGTGCGTGGCGGCGCGTTTGCCGGAGTTCAGCGCCGAGTACGTCGCTGCGGGATTGGACGCTGCGGCGGTCCGGGCGCGTCTCTTCGACAAGATTGTCACCAGTGGCAAGGGCTTTGAAATCGACAATAGCCTGCCGCTGGACAACGACCCTGCACCGAAGGTGCTGGCCAAACAACCTGATCCCACCTCGATCTGGGCTTCGCGACAAGCAGCTCAATCTGGAACTGCGCAGGGCGCGAAAGGAGCAAGACAATGACCATCAAAAAAGAGCCGATCCACGCGGGTGAATTTCTCCTCTCCGAGGGCGC